GATTGTTTCACGTGCTTTTAGTGGTAATTCATCAATCGCATTTTTCAAACTTACGTTTGGTGCATCTTCTTCATAACGAAATCTACTATTTATATCGTTTTCAATCGTCTTTTCTTGAATTTTAGGTGTTTCGTTCTCTACAAAGTCAGTATTTATGTGGTCTTTAAGCTGAAAATCGTTTATTTCGCCTGTACGAGCCGTTTCGCCTTCGCCTTGATAGTTTATACCTAAATCATCGTTTTTAACTGATTTCTTTTCGGTATTTTCAATGAAACTGTTTAAATTTGTGTGCGGTTCTTCTCCTTTTACTGCATCACGTTCTATGAACTCATCTCTAAATGGTTCTTCATGTGATACTCTGTTAGGGTCTAGGCTACTATCTTTAAATGATGTATCACGTGGCCCATTTTCGTATCTCCCATAATTGCCTTTAAATGTATCTTCCGCAATTTCCGCACGAACATTATCACGTGCAACTGCTGGGTCTGGTCTTTCGTAATATTCACGAATGATTTTTGCCATTTCCGCCGGTGTTGCATCTGGATGCGCACGCATTGCTTCAAGCGCAGCATTTTCCGTATTGTGTAATTCCCATACGCTGAAATCAACCTGTGTTCTCCAATCCCACGGATCTAACCCACGATTTTCGGCAAATTTCAATAAACCGTTTTCGCCGTTCAATCTATCCCCAGTAAATTGAACTAAGCCACGGGAACCGTAGCCGTCGCCACTTGTAACTGTGGTGCTAAAACTACTTTCGGCGCCAATATTACCAGTCATGCCAGCCGCTTCAACGTCGCTTAACCCGTTCTGACGGTATCGGTTATAAATATCCGCTTGGATATTGCCTGTTTCGCCTTCCATTGCTCGTCCGTTCAATTCGCCTTCGGAATATTCGCGCGGTTCTACTGTGTTTACCTCTTCCGGTACTGGAATATCATCAAAAGCATTATACATAACGCTTTCCTCGAATTTAGGTTCATTTTTGGTAAATCGTTCCCCAATATCCTCAAATGCATTCGTTGCCTTTTCTTTGATATGTTCACCAACACGCCCCACACGTTCGCCGATTGCTCCAGATACTTTTTTAGGTGTTGCGCCTTTTACCATCGCAGCCGGCAAAAATACATCATCCCACAAGTTAGTAGGATTCATGGCTATATTTTGGGCAAATTCACCAGGGTCGTCAATTAAGCGTTCTACTGGATTGGCAATAGGGTCTACAAAAACATTTTTAGCCGTGGCTACATATTTATCCCCTAAAATTCCTTCTGGTGCCGTTCCTTCGTTTTCTGCTGATGCATTGGCGTTATACATCTCCGCCGTATCATTTGCAATCGTAGGCGCAGCAAGGACGCCCGCAGCTATTCGCACCTGTGGTGGAACATACGGAGTAATTGCTAGATATCCAGCCGGCTTGCCAACTGCGGCATTGTATGCTTCTGCTCTTGCTTTGTTTAGGCCCGGCGTTGCATGTTCGTTTACAAAGTCGCCGTTATCGTCAAACGCAGAAAAATTATCTCCATTTGCTTCAATGGCATTAGCAGCACTTTTGGAATACTCCCTACCTAGATTATTCGCTTTGTTTAATACATCATCTTTCCAATTTCCCAATGTATTCCCTACATTGTCATTGATTTCTTTGCCTGTTTTGTCAATCCATTCAATATTATTCTTAACGCCATTAGCAACGTATTCGGCATTATTTTTAACGCTATCCCAAAACGTAGGCTTGGGTACATTATCCGCATCATAGCCGTATTCGGTTGTTATATCTTCAAAGGCGTTGCCGCTATTAGCATTACTACCATAACGACTTGTAATATCATCAAATGCACCCATAGTTTACCTCTTTAATATGATTTTAACCACGATTTATAATTTCCATAACCAGCCGCATCAAGTTCCGCTGCAATCTGATCATCACTCCAGCCTTGCGCTGAAAGTTCGTTCATGCGTTTGGAAATCGCTGCTTGTTCTTCGGCTGAATACGTAGGTTGCCGTTTTACTGTAGGCGTTCCACCGCCAGCCGTTGGCGTACCGTTTAATGCACCTTGTAACTTACCATAATAAGGACTTTCGCTTTCGTCCTTATCTGGGTTAGCCTTAACCCATGCAGTATGCTGCGCTGATAGTGTTCTTAATACCTGTGCATTATATCCACTTGTGCCTGTTTGTGATGCGGTAGGTGTTTTAACGTGAGTACCTACATATTTCATGCTGCCGTCTGTACCAACAATATATGTTTTACCGTCTGGCATAACCTTGATATTCTTCGCGCCAAAGTTACCGATGTTTTTCATTTGGCCGTCCGGAGTCATTACGATAACTTGGCCGTTCGCAAATTGTTTTGTTTCAACTTTGCCATAACCGCCCATATCTTGAATAGTACCGTCGCCCATGTTGTAACGTACAATATGGCCGTTTTGCGCACTACTAAATTTGTAATCCGGCTTATCAAGCGCCGCAATAGAATTCAAGTTATTCATATCAATAGTACCAGCACCAACTTTACCGGCTAGATAGTTATATCTTGCAACGGCCGGCGCCAACCCTTTAACCCGTTTTGTGTTATAGGTATCTACAACCGGGTTCCCGTCCTTGTCTTTAGTGAATACAAGGTTGTTCATGATTTGCTGGCGCATTGGTTCAAGCACTTTTTCTTGATATTCGTTGACTTGTTGCATATACATATTATTCACGTCGGTTTGATATTGTTCGTTGGCTAAACCTTGCGCCGTCTTGAAATCAAAACCAGCTTTGACAAGGGCGAGTGTATTTGCCCCTAGTCTTTTACGTGCTTCACTTGTTACAGTCGCTTTGTCTGGAATGGAATATTGACCCGGCGCTTTATCCTCGTTGGTACTACCATTTTCTACCAATTTGGGCGCCCCACGAAAAGGGTTATTCGCCCTTTGTTGCATCATTTCTTGATACGTTTGCGGTACACCATTACCAATACCGGTATTATTTAGGTTTTCAAAGTTCCATAACCCTGTATTTTGTTGTGGTGGCTGAACTGGTGCGGCTGGTGCATCTGTGTTAGCTTGCATCGGTTGTGCTGGTGCTGCCGGATTTTGACCGCCCCATAATCCTTGATTATTCGCCACTGCTTGCGCACCGAAGGAATTATTACGCATAGCATTATTAATAAATTGTCCAGCGTTAAATTGTCCTTGTGTTGGCATTTGGCTTGCCGTTTGTTGTGCCGGTGTCGCCTGTTCTCCGCCGTTTAGCATATCTTGGTATCCATGCGCCATGCGGTTATTCTGAATTTGCCCTAAACGGTACCCACCGTATCGACCAGCCAACTCGCCGATACTTTCCCAAGGGTTATAATCTTGTAAATAAATAACGCCCATTGTGTTATTCCTCTACTTTCTCCGATTTCTTACCTTTAGTTTTCTTTGTTGTTTTTTCGTCTGTTACTTCGTCAGTATCTTCCGAATTTTCATCTGTCGGATCGTTTGTTTCGTCTGTTTCTTCACCGGTTCCCTTGTCGTCTTTTTTGCCGGTGGTTTCAGATGTTTTCTTTGCATCGGCAATCACTTTTAATTCCTCTTCATTGATGCCTTCCGCCATAATGCCGTTAGCATAGAAGAGATTATCACCAGTACATTGCAATTCAAATACTTGTTCAGTATTGCCAGTTGGTTCGCTAACTGTAACGACTTGATAACCATGTACCGTCATAATTGGTTCACCGATTACAAGTTCTTCAACTAATTTAAGACCTTCCGGAGTTAATACTTTTTCACTACCTGTGGTAACAACATTACAATCAACAGTTTCAAGGCGATGTGTTTCTTTTTCGCCCATATCATGCAATGCAATTACGTCATTAACCGCACCCAAAGTGATAACAGTATCACCATTTACAAATGTTTCGATTGCTTTGCCACCTTCCGGTGTTGCAATCTCTGTACCTTTTACGAAGCAAAAACCTTTCATAAGACCTCCTAAAAATCCACCGTTACCTTGCTTAACCATTGTTTGTGCCGGTTGTGCAAGTCCGTATCGTAATGTCATATATCTGTTTAATAAATCCTCTTGATCCGCATTATTTAACTGACTCATAGAATAATAATCCTTAGCCGGTTGAGTAGATGCACTTTGTGTTGTTGCGCCGGTATTAATAGGGTTTTGTGCTAACCCCTCACGTTGACCAATAAGGCCCGCCGAAGTACCGGCATTATTCATTTGATTTGTGTACCCTTGATTTAACAAGTTAGCTTGGTTTACGATGCCGTTTTGTTGGTTATTATAGGTATTACCCCAAAGACCCATTTTTGCACCGATGCCACTCAAACTATTATTAAATGCTTGCGAATTAAGCGCCGCCGCTTGGTTCAAATCATTTGCATATTGTGCCGCAAGTGTATTTGATGCATTCTTGCTAATATCATTCAACGCATTATCTGTGATTGAAGAATTAACAATGCCACGACTTGCCAAACCAGAAACCGCATTACCTACCGTAGCCTGTAAATCATTATTTAACGCTTGCCGTCTAGCATCTGCATAAGCCGTAGGAAGTTGGCCATTGGTAATACTATCCATTGCGTTTTGATTTTTGAGCAATGCGCCGTTATATTCATTCGCTAGTTGCCCTGCTCCATTGTTCATAGCATCAACGCTGGCCCCTAACTGATTTGCATAACGTGTGTTATCCGTTAAGTTCTTGGCGCCAGCCGTTGCCACTTGATTTTGCAATGCTGCTAGTGCATTTTGGTTATCTTTGTTAGTCCCCAAATATGCATTGTACATTTGCTGATATTGCGGACTAACTACATTATTTAAGGCTCTATCGCCCATGCCTTGCAAGGTGTTTGCACTTTGATTGGTTCTATTAATCCAATCCATTTGCCCTTGTAAGAGTTGCTTTTCTTCGGGGCCGGCTGGTGGTAAATTAGCACCTATGCTTTGTACCTTTGATTTTTTGCCGCCCCCAAATAATTGCAAGTCAAATGTAAACATGCTTTTCCTTTCTACAAAGTCGCTTCAAGGTGTTTACGCACCGTTTTCAGTACTTTGTAATCAAACCCATTATAGGTATAGTCCATACTTGGAACACGTTCCATATTCCATTTTTTTATGAAACCGCGCACGCTTCGATGTGTTGCCGTTACAATTACATCAAGATCATTCATCTTCATAACTTCCACGATGTACTTGCCTATTACTTTCATATCGCCGTATGTCTGCCAGATAGTAAAGTACCGCTGGCCGTCATGTTCGTTGATAGTCCAGAATAAGAACCCAGCATTAGGGAACCATTTGAAATAGTAATTGTATTTATCTTTGTAATTGTTGTTTTCATCAAAATAAAAACCGCTTAGACTAATACGTTCACCTGTGCGCCGCTCATAATCTTTTATCATATGTTCAAGGCTATCTAGTTTCATGTCTAATCTCCTATTCGTTCGATTGAGTATTTAAAAGGGGAGTCCGAAACAAAATAACCGCCATTGATATTATTGTCAAAAATACCTTGTATCTCCAATCTATAGTCAACGATTTTTGAAGCCGATATTTTTATGGTTACTACAACCATTCTATTTTCATTACTCGTTACAGTTACATCGTATAATCTGTATTTTTGGTATTCCATACTTATTTTGTACTTACCACGTGGAATGAATATAGTTTTTGTTTCTGTAAATGAACCGGTTACTTTTTTATTCCATGTAATCGTTTGAAAATCAACCGGATCATATTGTACAGAATACTCGTGCCCGTTAATTTCCGTTTTAAGCGGTGTTGATGTGTCGCCATAACGTGCATAATAATCACGACCATTAAACGGAATATAAATACTTTTTCCGTTTGTGACACTTTTATCTTCGTGCAATTTAAAACGGTATGTTTGACCGCCTTTTTCAAGTACTAGATTAGGCATTATTCTACCCTCAATTTAGCGCCGTTAGGGAACTCTAAATTGCCAGCTAAATCAAATGTTGCTAACGACTTCCATGCCCCCGGGTTATTCACACGCTCCATAGCGCGAACATAAATTCTATCAGAATTTGCGAACAATATTTCATACCCTAGCACTCGTTCATCACGAACACTCCAAGGAATTGCAATTCCGGTTCCCCAATACGAATTGCTTCCAATTTTATATCCACTAACTTCACCAATAAAAAAGCCAGAATAATTAGTCTTTGTATTTCCGTAGTAATCTAAATCAAGATTCTTACCGTACCTCAACCCTGTAATGATTAAATCACCGGTCATGGTATCACCGGACTTTTTAACATTTTGCGTTGCGATGTTTGCCGTATTCGCGCTCGCTGCATGTTTGGCTTCGTCTGCATTCGTTGCATGTTTAGCTTCGTTTACAGTATCCGTTTTTTTGTAATAGGTTTCGCCTAGTCCGTTTATAGTATCGGTAATGGTTTTTAATGTACGTGTTGGATTGCTAGTAAATTTTTCATCGCCAGCTATCTTTTTAATAGCTTCTGCCATTTGATTAAGAATATCTGTAATCAAATAGTCTTTACCGTCTACCGTGCGTTTACCTATAACGGCATCGGTTGCCGTATTTAAGTATGGATCATAATACTTAATTGACTTAACACGTGTTGCATCTGTTACGGCGATTGCGACCACTACACGTAGAATGTTTTTCCAGTACGTGCCTGTGTACACATTCATTTTTTCGCTTGTAGTATTGTAGTACATTTTATCTGTTGCCGCTTCCGGTGCATTTGGTTGCCGTAACGGTTCTAGTGTTGTACTACCATAACTTAGGCCGCCAGATGCGGAGCGTTCCACATACAAATACGATGTACTATTGGCCGGTAGGCTCCAAGCACTTTGCTTACGGTTAATCGTCTGAATGTAATCAACCGCGCCGTAATCGTTAAAACCGTCAGCAAATGACAAAAGAACTGGTGTTTGACTGCCGTCAATCATTACGCTTAAATTATCCCCAGTTAAAAAGGAAAATTCACCGTTACTTACCTTGCCGCTTAACAATCGATTACGTAGACCACCGCCACCACCAGAACTACCGCCACCGGCTTTTAGTTCCATATTTTGTGCGATGTTTAATATTTCATTTCGGTTTTTCTGTATGCTTTCCGGTACTGTATCACCCTGTGGCGTAATATCCAAAGGGTATTTTTCTTTATAAGCCATATTTAAACTTCCTCATATGTATAATCTAATTGGCGTAAGGAAATTGCGCCCTTTTGAACATTGATTTTGAATTGTACATTTCTGTTAGCACCGCCACCAATTTTATACGCCTTTGTATATTCATTGACATTCATCAACGCTTTATAATCGTAAGTCTTAAAGTTCGCATAGTAGGTTTTAACTGCCTTACTAGCAAATTCAATTGGTTTAGGTTTCTTATTAGAAATGCCAATCGTGCCGTATCCGGGTATTAGGTTATGCGTTACAAAATTATAGTTCATAATTAATATGAATTGTCTTGTTGCTAACCTATTTCCGCTTACTATTGACGTTTGAATTTGTACGCTATCATCTGTATCTATGGTTTCGTCAAGAATACCAATTTTATTGCCGTAAGCTATGTATACTTCTTTATCTACATTCACCGCATCATTGATGTTGTGCGTGAATTTTCTTGATGTAAACACACCTCGACCGTCCTCATAGCGTGGTAAGTAATGATAGATAAATACTGTATCACCGTTATATGGCTTAATCCACATTTGTTTACGACTGGATATATGCCATACATCACAATCTTTTGTAATGTATTTCAATAGATACGAGTTAATATTTAAGCCAGTTTCAAATGGTTGAATTTCTGCATAGGTATTAGTAGGCATAAAAGACATAAACCCTTGATTGCCTAAATAATAACTGCGATCATCAACACTCACCGTTGCACCGCTACAATACCCAGTAGAGGATAACGGATATACAGTTAAATTCCGTGCATCTGGCGTGCCAACAACTTGATACACACGGCCATATTCCTTATATACGATAATTGCACGTGATAAGAAATCTACGGCAATAATGCTGCCTTGGTCTTTATACCCAACATCCACATATTGCGCACTAGATGCATCGTTATTGTTGTGAGTCCATGCGTTGTAGTCGCCAACTGCCGACCAGTTCAACCGATGCGAATGAGTCGATGCAATCAGCACACGTCCAGAATGACTGGATACTATATCGCATACAGGACTTTCAATAGTGGCCAACTTACCAGCACCAGAGATAACTTGTAATTTATCACCACTAGCGATAAGAATATCACCGCCAAACGCATGATATTTCGGTTCTCCTGCGCCGTTTAACGTACCCAGCAATGTATTAGTATTAAAATCAGTAGAATACAAGTTTCTACCGCTAGAAAAGTACCATTTGTTACGATAGACATCGAAATATAGCGTTTCTACCGGTAATCCGAAATCATACAACACACGAACACCCGGAACGGTACGCAAGGCGTTATCAGTCCTATCAAATTCGCATTGTCTAGCCTGTGTCAAGGCTTGAACGTCTATATTCTCCGGCGGGTTGCTCCAGTCAAGGCCTAATCTAAAACCATTTGTCATGGCTACTTGTTTAACACCCATTATGTTATACCCCGTGCCACCTTAATTTGTTCCGTGATGTAGTCAATGAATGTCTTATCATAAGCAGCGTAATCAGTCATAAGTGATTTTTTCTTCACCATAAAGGATATAAGCTGCACTAGATATTGATGAAAGAATTCGGAAAACGGAATAGTGTCGTCTAAATCATCAATGTGATTTTTCCTTACGCTATAAAATACTTGATTAACCGTTTCACCGTCATACGTTTCAAATGTTCCGTTTATGATGCGGATAGGATAGCCAGTTTTAGGAACGAACCCCATAAAATCGGAAGGAACCGCCCTTTTATCCTGTATATCCATATTCTTAACTACTTCACGATCTTTAATACTAACTAGGATAGTCGTTAGCCAGTCAATCGCTGCGTTAATGTACTGGATATATTCTAGTCGTTCATCAAGGATTTCGTTTGACTCTACATTAACGAGAGTAATCAATTCGCTTACTACCATAATTCCAGTATCCTTCCGCAATTACACTATCATTGTTACCTAACCCATTATTAATCGATTGCAACGCACTAATCATATTTGCCGATATTCCGGAAATATCAAGGTTCATCACTCTATATACGACATAGTCAACTAATAATGTTTCGAGTTCTGCCGGTAGTCCGCTATCATCTTCGAGCATCTTATATCCCGCAGTCTTTATATAATCAACGGTGATTTTCTGCTCTTTGTCCGCATCAAATACTACCGTTTGCAAATTCAATACTTGGTACCTATCTACTTCCGCATCATCTGCTTTGACTTTCAATATACTGATACATTGAAAAGGCAAAGTGATCCGTCCGTTTCCGGTACCCTCAAATGTGCCTGTTGCAAGGCTCGGGCAATATTGACCGATTAGGGCATTTAACAGGTGATTGCCCTCGTTGTAATACTCCATTAAGTAATACGGAGTATATTGTTCTTGCGAGGTATCGCCTATTTGCATGAACGCCCTATTGATGAGTTGTTTTACGTTCATATTCACCCCATATAAGAATAAAGGCGGGTGTTACCCCGCCTATCATATTTACGCTTCTACTACGCCACCAGTCATAACATTGATTACGCCGTAATCTTTGCTATTGAACTTGGATTTTTCGATTGCGCCATAGAAAGCGATACCGTTACCTTCTACGTTGCCGTAGTCGTCCACTTGTTTAATGTGCTTTGCTGGACGAGATACTGCAAAGCATGCCGCTTGTTTACCTAAAAGCAAGTTGTGGCACACGTTAGCACTAGATGCGCCTGTTTTGTCGTTCAATACGCGTTCGTATTCATAAAGAATAACGCCGTCATATTCACCTAATGCACCTGTGAAGATAGGGTTTTTAGAACCACGAACGTTAGCGTTTTGTTGTGCTGCAAGCCACTTAGCATCATCTTTCAAATCACGAGCCGCCCAAGGAGAAACCAACATAATGAATTTGTCCATGCCGTCAACCTTAATAGGTTGTACCTTAGGGCCGTGCATTTGCGCTTTACGTTTAGCGCGAGAAATGAGTGTAGTAGTCAATTTATCGTTTGCCGTGATAGATGCTTGCGTACCGGCGGAAGATGCATAAAGTGTTTCACCAGATGTAGGAGATGCGGAAAGTTTAGCAATTAACTTGTTATCTTGCCAATCTGCAAGCCATTGTTTTAACGCACCTTTGATTTCTTTTAACATGTCATATTGTGTTTTTTGATCATCCGCTTCAAAGCGAGAAACCGCATTACGTACTAATTGAGTTTGTACGGTGAAATCATAGATGTTCAATGCTTCTTCGTTACCAGTCAATGTCGCACGGTTACCTTCAACACCAGCACCGCTTAAATTCATCATCAAGCCAAATGTTACTGCATCGCCTTTGACACCTTCTAAATCTTTGTTTTTATGTACAACGTTAGAACCGTCAAGTGCGGTGAACTTATCGAAGAAAGACTCTTTTAATCCTTCATGCCACACTTTTTTAGTCCAAATCTTAGGGACTAACGCCGCTGGAATAGTTACTTGATTTCTTTGTTCTGCCATATTTTACCTCTTACAATTCGTCAAAATATTTGCGTACATCGTCCGGCAATGCATCAAGATTGCCTGTATCATACGCTTTCAAAATATCTTCTTCCGTTACCTTGTTAGGTGTAGGAACGCCACCATTGAGTGCGCCAGCCTTAGGCAATGTCGCCGCTACTTCTAGTGGGTTGTTTGGTACTTCGGTACTTGTCGCCCGTTCATTTTGCAATTCATCAACAAATTTTCTAATGGTTTCAAAATCGGCTTCTGTACCTTCGCCCTGATCAACGCGATAAAATGCATCATTAATCGGTTGTGCATCGCGCATCGTCATTCCGTTTAACTTCTCCACACCACGTTGATACAACTCATTAAAGTTTGGTAGCGATTTAATTTCATTTACGAAATTTAGGTTAGTTTGTCGTTGTTGATGTACTGCAATTTGCTGATTAGTAATCGCATATTCTGCGTTAGCTTCAAAACGAATAAATTCGTTGTACTTTTCAGCATCTTCATACATCAAACCTTCTAAATCTTCCGCCGTCATATTGAAACGTTTTAACGCTTCACGGCGAACGAAATCGCGAATATTTGATACTTCTTCTTGCGGCAATTCAATCGGTTTTTGCTGCGCTTCGAATTGTCTAGCGCGTTCTTCCGCCGCTTTACGTCTTGCGCGTTCCTGTGCAAGTGCCGCCTTTAAGTTCTGATCGTTCGCATGATTTTCTTCTTCCGTTTCACCTTCGTTAGTATTCGGCGTTTCTGTTTCTACTTCCGCATCATTCGCATCACTTTCCGGTGTTTCAGTAGAGGGAACATCGTTTGCACCTTCCTGTGTATTCGTTTCTTCGGTTGTATCTTCCAGTTCTACGCCCGCATTTTCTAAATCTTCTGGAGTGAAACCAACTTCTTCGATGTTTACTAAATCTTTTTCCATATCAAATACTCCTTTGCCTTTTAACGTCATTGCCGGACGAATATAAGAATATGGCAGTTTAACGCCGTTGCCGGGCGAGTAAATAAGTGCAAGTAGTTTAACGCCGTTGCTTAGGGCGAAATATAAAAAACGCCCCATATAGGAGCGTTTTATTATTGTGTTGATAGTTTATATTACATACCGCTTAAATCGTTCACAGGCGGTAAAATTTGCGGTGCATTTTGAATGTTTGGTTGTCTACCTTTCAAGGCTAACCGTTCCGCCATGATTTGCTTTGGTGAAATCTGTACCCCTAGCGTTTGTAAGTACATGCTTAATGCTTCTGCTGGCATATCATCTAAGCTACCGCTAACACGCAATTCTGGCATAGCCGGCTTTTCGCTTGCTTCTTGAATACGTTTCTTGACGGTTTCTTTTTCTGGGAAGTCCATAAAGTCAAGGATAATATCCATAGGAATATCAACGCCGCTTTTCTTGGCTTCCAATAATTGATATAGGTTAGCCTTGCGAGCCGTTGCGCTTGCTTGGCTTGTGCTAATCACGATATCAAAATCAAAGCAGCTTAAATCATACAATACCTGTTTGATTGGGTTTCCCTCTTCATCTAATTTAGGTTGTCCGAACGGATCCGTGATAACTTGTTCTTGCATTGGCTGACCTAATTCCGGTTGAATTTGTACGAACTCTTTCTTACCGTCGTCGCCCAAAATTCGCATTGCCTTTTCTTGGTTGTAGAATTGAGGAATTAAACCCGGTGCATTCTTTTCACCCCATAGCAATTTGACAATTTGTAACTCCGCTTCTTTTGTCTGTGCGAATATATCCGCCGTTTGTACGGTTGTTACAGATTGCCGCAAGTCGATTGCCTTGCCACTCATAGAACCAATACTGCCGGAAAGGCTTTCCGGGGTTATACCGCTAATAGAATAAAAATCATTGTCCGCTTGTTGTTCCAAAGTTAGATTAATAGCGCTATCCATTGACGGCGTACCGTCTTGGAATGTAATACCCGGCTTCAAGAATATATTTGCTCCCGGTGTTGTGCTTTTCTTTTCAATCGTTTTCTTATCGTGTTCATCTATTTGACCTTGCCAGAACTTAACACCTAAGGACTGTTGATTAACAACATGCATTCGTTGGCTTCTGTTTTTATTCTTTTCACGTTGGGCGTCTTTGAGATCACGCACCACGCCGGCTGGTTCTAATTCATCATCTATTAATTCACCCGTATAGTAACAATATTCACGCACTAGCGGGAATTTACCGTGCTTATAAGGACTTTCGCCCTCTTCTAACAGCACACTATCGGAGAATGTTGCATATCTGATTTTAGTATCTGGTATACTAGTAGGTTTCTTACCTGTAGCAAGTAACACAACAAATAGCGGGTTGTTTTCATCAATTAGGCCCTCTTTTGTCATGTATACATTCTTTTTGCCGTATTCCTTGTACCAGTATTGAACTACACGAACTTTTTTATACTTTTCGTTGTACCATAACGCTTCACCGTTAATGGTTTCAATCGTGCCAGCTTCTAGTTCTGTATCGTCATATTTATGACTCAACATATCAATTTCATTAGCCTTATCCGGATATACCTGTTTCAGCTTTCTTGTGCTTTCCCAACTATACCGACCAACAAATTGAGCATCGCTTAGGTTTTCTTCTGTGCTTTCCGGATCAACGAACACATCAAACGGAGAAACACGTTCGATTTTAATTGCTCCGTCTAATTTGTTGTAATCAAATTCATAGCTTACCCAGTAATTGGCTAAACCGCATATGATTTTATCGCGGAAGCATTTGCCTTTATTTCGTTGATAGTGCGCGCGGTCTAAGCAGTATTTTGTAATACCTTTCGCAACGCGGCTTATTCTATCATCTTCTTCGGAGCGCGGTAAGAAGTCCGGTTCTGTTTCGTTTTGTGATGCATAACCGCACAACAGATTAACAGTTGCCCGTATTCTATTGATTGTAATCGCAGGGCGACCAGCTTCACGCATTTTTTTCAAGTCAGCATCTTCCCATTGTTTACCTTGCATAAATGCATAATCTTCGGCAGCATTTTGCCGCCAGTTCGATGTAGCACTCAATGCGCTTTTAACGTTTGCTTTCGCTTCGTATATATCAAATGTTTGTTCTATATCCATTATTCCACCATTTCAGAACCATATATCATATCGTACATTTGTTCTATTTGCCATTGCGGCATGGCTCGTGCAAATTCTGCTAATTCTTCATCGGTATATTTAGCCGGAATAATCACGCCCTTTTCTTCACGTTCACCATATTCCGACTTTAGCACCTTGTAGGCGTAATCACGTAACGCCTTTTCACTCATACGCCCCATGCGGTTGTTTCCCCTTCTGTATCATCATCATATCTATAACCGTCGTTAAATGGTTTCTCCGGTTTCTTAGGCGTGATAGGTCTACTCATGCAAAAATATCTAAACTCATCATATGCATGATCTTCTTGCGTTGTATCCACATCTTCCGGCTTGCTTTCGTCATATACTAATTCCGGTAACGTCCGTAAAATATGTTTACACGTAGAGAAGAATTTGATTTTCTTCTCCCTTAGGTAGGTATGAACCATCATCTTGCCCGGAATGCGTTCAGAATTAGACCGAGTAAAGTTAATTCCATGACGTGCAAATATTTCCGCTATAGACTCGCCTTGAATACTCCACTTCATGCGGTCGTCTTTCTGCCATATCGCTCTATCGGCTATATCATATGCATAGGTTTCACCCTCGCTTAATCTAGCCATTTCGGCAGCGACTTCATCCGGTGTTAGTTTCAAACCTACATCCGGCTCACCTGTGCAACCGTAATATTCACGATAGCAATGCGCTACGCCTTCATAATCAATAGCGTACCAATGAATGCTAAACGGTTTACTAAAACCCCAGTCCATAGAACGAACCCTTGTCCAACCTTGCGGAATTTCAAAAGGCTCTTCTACATGGACACTTCGATTAAATTCGGTGAATACTTGCCCAATGAATACATCCCAATCACCATACAAGAACGCTTTCTTTTCCTGTTCTGGCAATGCTTCCAAACGCTTTACATAGTTAGGGTCATTTTTCATTAATACATAATTGTCGTATACCTGAGCCGGAATAAATACTTTTTCAAGTCCTGTGGTCTTATCTATCACGGTTTTCTCGCCGTAATCTGTCGCTTCTACATATTTACGTTTCACCCAACCATGACCACGACCACCGGGGTTACAACTGCCACGAAAACGAACAGGGAACCCTTTGGCGCTACGAAGGCAAGCCGTTAATAATTCGGCCGTGCGTTCCGTATGTTTGGTTAATTCGTCAATTCCTAGATAATCAAATTCTTGACCTTGATAACCCTCGGCATCTTTATCGTTTTTTACGTATCGGAATAGTACTTGACTGCCATTCTTTAATGTCGCTATGTGTTTCTGGTCGGAATACTTGTACAGTTCTGGCGGTGCGCTTCGTATCCATTCACGGATAACATTGGCTTCTAAATTCGGATATGTTTCACGGAATATATAACAATGGCTACCCGGATAGGTTAAGGCATAAATAAGCACATCCATAATCAATGACTTTGTTTTTCCGCCACCACGAGCGCCACCATACACCGCATACGGTGCCGTTGTATTGTGAAATATATTTTGTTTTTCGTTTGGCTTATAGTCAATCGTTATTTCCATTTTTGATAGATTTATACAAAAAATGAGATATATCGCCGTGGATATACCCCATTTCTTGATAGTTTTATACAATTCTCCGTTATTCTTTATGCATCCCTGTGAACACTACTTTAATAGGTTCGCCGTCTGTTCCGCTGATTTCTTGCTTATCCGTAAATAGCTTATAGCGTTTGCCAATCAATTCAGCCGCTTTTAGTCTATCATTCAACGCCGGATCTAATCCAAACTGGTCTGGAATATCACCACGCATCGTACTAGATAAAAACTGCATTACCTCGTCAGTATCGGCAATGCTATTTTCTTTCATTTCTGCTAGTCGTTCGTCTATATATTGTTTAACGTCAACTTTTTTCAACAGTCGACTACCAGCCGAATACGCCGTTCGTTCGCTATAACCAGCCTTTATCGCTGATTGTGTGGCGTTCGTAGTCTTTAGCCATTCTTCAGCAAACGTTAACTCTTTAGGCTTTAATTTAATATCACTCACTACGTTCACCACCTTTCAACACATTAACTAGATATAATAACAACTCATGTGGCTTTAATGTATCGTATTCAGCCACTTTCTTATATAATTGCCCTTCTTTAAATGGGTTTTGTTTATACTTCTCCGGAAACGCCTTTGCATATTCCGTCTCGCTATACATACGACTTACAATAAATACTTTAAACGGTTTATCCCACTTGCTCCATGATTGGCGAGTATCAATAACATACCTTAAATCTTTTTTGATTTGTAATGCCGTAATCACCTTTTTAATTTTAGGCATGTAATTCATTGATATTCACCTCCTTATTTTAGAATGTTATTGTCTTTTGTTTTCATACGCCTATGTGATCGCTGACATATTCCAGCTACTTGCTTAGATGCGTGTTTGCTAGTGCAATATGTTTGGCATCGTCCGTCATATTCGATTGTTTCAGCCGTGCATATGCCGTGCTTGTCATTGTTCAAACAATGCTTTCTATCGCAATGAATTTGCGTCATATTGCTATCCTTTCAAATAATCATATTTCACATTTCGTGTAATTTTAAAAATACGGTTGACGTGTCGCGGTAACCGTGTTATACTCTAATCAAGGTAAGGGGAACGAACCCCAATAGTTAATCACAAGGAGAAATAAAATGTACACATTAAAAGACTTGAACTCAAATCAAACTTGGAACTTTGACAACCAATCACAAGCATCTGATTTTATTTCAACTATGTCATTCGGTTTTGAATGGCAATTACTAGACATAAATAATCAAGTTATCGCAACTCACATTTATGAATAAGGAGATTTAATAATGACCACCTCAAGCAATAAAATAAAAGAGGCCCGTTTAAAAGCGGGTCTCACTCAAAAGGCTGCTGCTGAATATTTAGAAATGCCGCTACGTACCTTCCAAGATTGGGAATACGGTTCTAACGCCCCTAAATATGTAATCAATATGGCGGTTAAAATGTTGTCCACAATTCAAAAGAATAAATAGGAGAATAAAACAATGCAAATGACAATTCAAGAAATCAAGAACGCGATCAAATACAACGAACTTAATAACATTGAAACGCTTCAAGCTACCTATACAGGTATCAAACACAATAATGACGGTATAATTCAAGCACTAGGTTATGACGATTTAAGTAACATTGTTATGATGCTTCGTTATATCGCTGAAAAGTGCGAGCTACTCCGCCAACATACCAACTCTATATATGATGCATTCGCCGCTTTTAATCTGCGTGAAACAATATTTGATACTATAGATGAGTACCAACAAGAAATGAATAATCAAATACGCCATATGTTAGCCGCTAGATAATAGCGGCTTTTTTAATTACTCAAAACCGAACACGCCGGCAATTAAAAGTTTCCTACGTTCTACATCTGGTATAAAACGAATGCAGCATGTTCAGTTTTCAATAATCAAATGTTCCTTTTATACAAGAAATGGGATATATCGCCGTGGATATACCCCATTTTATTTTAGTTTTATTCATTTTGTTTGTATGTTCTAAACAAATACCGGCAATCTATGAAATCGTACAAATAGTTATGATATTAGAAAGTACATATTTAACAAGGATCGTATCTCAAATAGCATGTGTTCGTGAAAGGAATTTAACGCCGGTATCTGTTTACAACACACAAGGGGAACGTTTATAGTTCCCCACGGTGTCGTATGTTTAATAGGAGAATTTAGTCAATGTCGTTCAAAGCTACATATGACACTATAATTATACTATATTATGCTTTTCCGCATGTTTCCGATATAGTCCGATATATTCCGACTTTTACCGTTTTTGCGGTATGCATGCTTGGGTAATATGTATGGTGCAAATAATACCCAACCTTGATGAGTCCAGCTGTCTTTAATTCGCTTGCTTGCGATTTTTCTAGGTCTGTAAAGTATCTAGCATGTTTAGCACTTTTACCGTCAACATATTCACGCATCAATAATATATTTTCCTTGCCTTTAGTGCATGTGTTGATGATATCCGCTGCGGTTTCCCGTTCATCAATCAACGCCCCTATTTCCTTTTGTACTGTATCACGCTTACTTTCTAGGCGTATAATTTGTTGCTCCAGTCCGCCCGGTGTTCCGCCACCTGTTAGGCGTTCCTTTGAGTAATCAACCGCCCCTATCGTTACGATATCAGATTGTACATGCTTTAGATCTTCTTTCAATGATTTAATTTTCATTGAGATTAATTTAATCGGTTCTAGGTACTCTTTGGCTAATTCTCTGTATTCTTTATCCGTCATATATTCCCCTTTATTTCATGTTCTTAACTGTTTCCCCTAACATGTTTAAATAGTCCTGTAGGTTACCTTTGATAGCATCATTCACTAATTGGATGTTGTCTGTTGTTACGTAGTGAGCCAATAACATTTTATACATCATATCTTTTGTAGGTACAAATATACAAATTACTAGCGATACTAGCCACGCCGTACCAATAATCTTTGCCCACCACTTTAACGCCGCAATATCTTCCTCTGGCATTTCATTTACACCAACATAACAAACGGCCAATATAAACATTGCAATACTTAGCAGCAAAAACAAGCCTTGATTAAGCACGTCAATATTGTGCAAGATCTCAATCAAATACAAATACATCGGATCAATAATAGGCATTATACATTTCCCCTTTCGCCTACAATGTTACTTTTTCAATTTCCGCCCTAATTTCAAGAATATTTAGATATTCCCCCATAGTAGCCTTTTGTTTGCGCAACAATTCAATAGGACAAGTAGGCTTAAATTCCAACGTTCCCGCATCGTATTTAACCAACATTTTATGAAGTTTATTATATCGTTCTTTTAATTCACTATATTCAATTCTAAAGCGTGTTTGCCATTCTGGCTCTTTGATTTCAGTTTGCTTCATATTTGCTAAATTTTGCTCCAGATTTTCAATAGATGTTTTTTCCCAAATTCTAATCATTTTTACCTCTTCTTATTACTTACCAGTACTACCAATACCACCAGTACCGCGCACTGTTTCTGTTAATTCATCAACCTCTAACAACTTTAATGCGCCAACTGGTACAAGAATACCTTGCAACAATCTATCACCCTTTTGGATTAAATACGCATCATCGCTGATATTTTTAAATATGCCTTTAATTTCACCGCGATAATCTGCATCAATCACGCCAAATGAATTTGGAATGACTAACGGAGTTTTACTCATGCTAGATCGTGGCGCCAGCATTAACATATACCCTTTCGGAATTTCCATTGCTAGACCTAGCGTTACATATTGCGTTTGATGTGGTTCTACAACAACGTTTTCGGTTGGTAAAAGTCCATACCGGCAGCGGCTGCACTGCCCATTTTAGGTAACAATACGCCATTCATAAACCGCTTAACCTTGATTATGTTCTCTTTTTCACAACCAAATACAAACTTCTTTAACTTACAGATTAAACCCATTTAATATCCCCCTTATTTCAAAAGTTGTTCTAATACGGCGTTTCGCCTATCCATAATGCGTATTTCTGCCCTTGGGTTATCTTTATCAATACCAGCTATACAACTATCACCGTACGAACATATCCATTTATCATCATCAATGACTTTGGCTTTTGTTAATATATCGCTAGTTGCTTGTAGCAATCCTATTAGATCCGGCCAACTTCTTTTATTAGGAAGATAGTATTTACATTCAACAACTACTATGCCAGATATATGCAGTTTCTTTCCTGCTAGTTGCCATAAACAAGCATCCTCGTAATTCCTATAGCTTTCTGACGGAATGTAACCCCATTTGTTTCCAGATTTCACTATTTGCCCGTGGTTCTTTTTGGTAATTGGACGGCCTTTTAATGTAATATCAATCACACTCATAAGGAAACACCGTTAATCTTTCCGCTAAATCAACTTTATCGCAATCAATTTCTTCAATTCCAAATTCACCACAATTACTGCTCCAGCTAGTCAAGCCGGCACTATAATAACGAACCTTACCGGGGCTATATCCAGCAAAATACCGTTTTAATTTCATTACCTTGGTTTTCGCGGAGTATGCTCCCGCACTTTAAAATGTCCACCGTTTTCTATAAAAGTAGGGTTTACGAAATAAGCGTATACCCCGATGATTTTAATATCACGATAGCCTTCATCGTACATTTCTTGCAATAACCATTTTGCACCTTGTTCACTCGTCATAATTCAATTCCCCTTTTATTAATAAATGCTTGATTTGTTCCTTGATATGATATAAACACAATTCCATTGTTCCGTTAAAATGTTGTAAATTCGCTTTTGAAATTACTTGTCTTAACCGTTTTTGTTTTTTACCGTTTGGAATATTGTATTCAACCATGATGCAATAAGAATTTGCGGTTATCTTTGGTTTTAAAATTCTGTTTCCAATAACAATGGTTAAAGCACTTGCAAATTGTTCATGCGTATATGTTAGATCATTTGCTTTTACAAGTTTCTTCATTTACTACCCCCATAATATGACGACCTATTTCTTCTACAACATTTACAGTAACGGCGTTCCCGGCTTGCTTATAAAGTTGGCTATTACTATTTACCGCCGCAGCCTTTTCGAACTGTTTATCTGTAAAACCTTGTAAGCGCCAGCACTCTTTAGGCGTTAATTTTCTAATGCGAATAGGTTCATCGTCAACCAATACACCTAGATTATCGCTAGTCGTTAATGTGTTGGATCGTTGCGGTTGCACTCTTCCTCGGCGTGTTTCGCTGTCTGGATATGCAAGGTCTATGCCGTCGCCTATTTCTGCCATTGTGTATCCTGTTTTAGTTGCATTTTTAATAGCTACTTTAGGAACATGTTTATAGTCCGTAGCCGTCAACGTACCAGCTAAACCAGTAGACCATACGGTATTATCCGTTTCATAACGTGAACCACTTCCGATACTTTGAACTTTATTTGCATTAATTTCATATAAACCAGTTTTTGCCCCCATTCCGCCACCTTGTGCGGATAATGTGCAACTTACGCCGTCAGGGTTATAAACTCGTTCACCTTGCGAACCACCTATAATCTGCTTAAGAGTTGTTGTGTTTTCTCTTTTGACAGGTAATAAATTTCCGGAACGTCTGTTTCCATAATATCCAACAATATACACACGTTCTCGGTTTTGAGGGACTCCGTAGTCTTTGGAATTGTACACTTTCCATTCGATACAGTACCCTCTTTCTGCCATTTCACTAACAACGGTGAGGAACCCGCCCCCCCTATCGATTGATAACAAATTCTTAACGTTTTCACACACAAGCCATTTGGGTTTATTTTCTT